GTAACCGCACAGTGTTACCTACCTTCCGGATTTTAAGTAGAATACCAAGCTGTACGAACATAATCGTTGGCATTCTCAATTATTCGTTCAACAGAGAACGGTTTGTTTGGACCTTCTGTTAAGTCATGAAAATATGATGGTTCATGCATATTTAAAATATTTAACAGTTTGTTTTTATGCTTAACCCAAAAACTATAACCGTTCGAACATGATGAGCAGATTGAGCAGTACTTTGACCAAACTACCATTTTATTAGGCAGGATGTCTTCAGGGATGAATCTACCTGTGAAAGTACACTTTCTCATAATTAAATCTTCAACCATGTATTTGTATTGGTCAGTCATTAGAAAGCCCATATAATAGAAGGGTTCACCATTATTTCTAATTTGGCTTGAGGGGCCAACTGTCATACCAAATACTGTTTTAATTTGTGTGCGGTATGCTTCCAGTAAAATATCTGGGTCATCATTTGTTCCGATAATTGTATCGTCACCCATAACACGCACTAATTGCTGCTCTGTGTCATAACCTAAAGAAATTGCACAATAATTCAAAATGAATCTGTTGATCCACGAATCAGCAAAACTTGTAAATACAGAACCACTTAATACTGAAGCAGTTTTGTTTTCAATAACTTCTGGTTTTCCATTTGTTGAATTAATAATACAAGCATATAGATGGTAGTCTCTTACATAGTTAAATAAGAAATTATCTAGTTCATCAAGCTTAAGGAATTCCTTAAGATTTTCATAAAATAAGAAAATTAACATATTAGAAATTGATTGATCAAAAGCAGTATAGTCAATTTCAACGTAATAATCATATGCCTGCATCTTTTTCCACACTTCAGCATTATTAAAGTACTTTGAACCATAAGAATAGTCAAGTTCACCAACCATTGAATCAAAATATTCAAAAAATGGCTTAGCAAACATCATTTCTAGTACAGTAATAACCTGTGGGAAAGCTGCAATAATTCGATGCTTCTCACCTGTAGCACGCATTTGAGTACGCCATACAATTGTAATTGGCCAGAAGTCTTTAACTCTTGGCAAAATTAACGTGCCATTAGATATACATTTAATATATTTAAGGACTTTTGGGAGAAGTTCTCTTTTTGGTCTAGTATAGTCAGGAGCACCAGATGATGTTTCGCCTGGTAAGCGTTCACTTGCTTCTTGAGCAGTGTGGGGACTAAATCTAAGACCAGTTAAGCCAAACTGTTCGTTTGTAAGATGAATAGCTTTGCTAGCTACTCTTTTATCTAATCTGGGCACCTTCGAGCTTCGAACTGCTGTAGCATATTTAGTACGAATTGCATTGCATTCATGCTTAATATTCTTAGTTAGGAAGCGAGGTTCAATCGGGCCAAACAGCTTAACAAATGCGGGCTGGAAAGCATGTGGTGCTTCAGAAAATGCAGCATTACGCATAACCTGAAATGCTTTTTCAACACTATTTGGTTTGTAAGTGTTAACTCGATTCCAGTTTTGGAACTTAACTTTGAAGTGAGACCAATCAATTTGCATTGTTGTCCTCCTTCATACCGGGAAGGTCGTATACTACTAACGTGTGAATTATTGTGATAACTCTAATCATATGCGGAATTTCCTTCATAATTGGCCGTCTCTAAGTCTCAGGCCGTTATACTTTTAAGTTTCGTCAACTAAATTATTGACTAACAGGACGCTTATTATTCATAGCG